AGTCGTTTGGGTGGGAAGTATTTTGAAAAATACAAAGATAGTATTGAATTGGAAGGATATGCTGATAGGGGGTATGTTTTTATATCACCAGCACAACCAAATGCAATTAGTGGTACTGATGTTAGGGTTGGTTTAAAAAAAGGTAGTACTGAGGATAAAAAAGATTTCTTTGTAAAGAAAGCTTATGGTAAATTCAATCAATCAATTTTTGATATGGTTGTTGATAAACTTTCCAAATTACCAGAATCAATTAATTTAGATGAAGGTATTACATTAGATGTTGAAATCGGAGATACCATTTTAATGGGTAGATTTAAAAATAAAAAAGTTATTGTAAAAACTATTGGAAAAGATGAACATGGAATGCCAACTATCAATGGTAAAAAGGTAGCAACTTTTAGAATGATAAAGGAAGGATATCAAGTAATCTTTGAAGATGAAAATGATGATTCCAAATACACTCATATTGGACATGGTGTGTATAAACAAAAAGGTAAAGAGGATGATGAATCTTCTCCATCTTTTTCAAAGAATGATGGTGGTAAGTATGTTAAAATAGATGGAGCTAGTGATACAAAATCGGAACCATCTAAAGGAACTAAAGTAGCCGGTTCGGATATGTTTAAACATGCACCTGATGTTAAGCAAAAAGAAAAACCCAAAACTGAAATACCAAATGTTGCATTAGATAATGTAACTAAGGTATTACCAAAAGCAGATTCAGATACATTTAGTTCAGAATCGGATATTCCTAAAATTTCAAATAAGCAACAAAGAGAAATTTCAATGCAGATTGATAAGTTGGTTCAACTAACAAATCAGGCAAAAGAAAATGGTGAAGCAGCTCCTAATTACAATTTATGTAAAATAACTGTAGCTGGAACAAACTTATATTGTGCTGGTAATGCTGGAATTCCTCGTGAGGAAATGCCACAATTTAAAGGCAAACCAACCGAAGGTTCACCTGCGGCAAGTATGGAAAAAGATATAAATGGTGAAGTTGATACGGAACCAATGTTTAGAGAACTATTGAAAAGAAAGGGTATTAAAACTATCCAAACTGAATTACCATCGGATTCTCTAAAAGCAACTCAATCTGAATTAGTTGGTGCAAAGGTAGCTGGTATGGCAAAGGCATTAGAGAATGACCCGAATCATCCAAAGATTACTGCTCCAATCTATGTAAGTAGAGATGGATATGTAGTGGATGGTCATCATCGTTGGGCAGCTGTAACAACAAACGCAATTAGAGATGGGAAACCTGCTAATATGAAAGTTATTGTTATTGATGCCGATATAAAGGATGTGATACCAATGTCAAATAAATTTGCAGAAGAAATTGGTGTTGCTGCTAAAAAAGCAGATACTGGTAAAAACGAATCGGTAATTAACGAAATCCCAATGGCTGATTTACAACAAATTGATAAATACGCTGATAGACAATTAAATCCAATTGATATCGTTCTTACTGATAAACATTTTTTCGATAGATTAAATGATACGAGAAATGGTAAGGAAATATCAGCAGCAGAACTAACTGGGTTCTTTAAAAGATTAGGTAGAAATAAAAAGAAATTTGTTGAATTCTTAACTCAATACAACCAAGTTGTAGCAAAGGATAATAGAACTAATATCAATATACCATTTATGCTTCAAGCTAATAAAGCTATTGCAAAAACTATAATGAGAAAAGGTGAATTCAAAACAACAACACCTGAATATAAATTTGAATCAGTAATTGCTGAAACGTTAGACTCTCATTTGGGGAAAAAACATGGTGTGGAATTGGATGTATATGAATATCCAGAATACTTAGAAATTCACAGAATAGTTGTTCCAAAAGAAAAAAGAAGTGAGGGTATTGGTACAAAAGTAATGAATGATATTATTACTTATGCAAAGAAAACCAAAAAAGATGTATTCTTAACTCCATCATCTGATTTTGGGGGTTCTAAGGGAAGATTAATCCAATTCTATAAATCATTCGGATTTAAAGATAATAAAGGTGGAACTAGAGATTTTAGAAGCAAAGAATCAATGAAATTGACTGTTGAAACAATCAAACATATTGATGGTAAGTGGGTGGTATATCCAAAGGATGGTGGTGATAGATTAGGAACACATGATACTAAAGAGAAAGCACTTAAGCAATTAAGAGCAATTGAAATAAGTAAAAATGAAAATATTAATTCAAAAAATCATAAATCGGATGGTACAATAGACCATAATTTTTTACAACATCACAAATCGGGAACATATACACCTGATATGGGATATGGTGCAGAATTGGATACAATTGATTTTGATGATAGTAAAAAAACAGAACCTGGTCATCAAACAAATACAAAGGATACCGAAGATAAAGGATATGAAATGGTTAAAAAATCAGTAGAAGAAGCATACACTAAAGGTAATATCTTTGGTGGTAAACTTAAAATAGGTGGAGTAGCAGTTCCATTAGAAGTTGAATTGATTGGAGCTGATAATAAGAAAAAAGTATTCATTGTAAAGGTTGTTCATATTGATTCAAAGTATCATTCTAAATTACCATCAAATGGAATATTAGAAATACCTGCAAGAATATTCAGAACACCGGGTGGTGGTTGGTATAAAGTAAAAACCAAATCAGCATTTGAAGGAATTGGAATGGGTTACCCAGACCAAGCATGGATTGATAAACATAAAGAAGTTCTTAAAAGATTAAGAAAGAAATTTAACGCTGAGAAATTACAATATAACGAACCATACGCATTGGGTGGTGGGATTAGTGAAAGAGTAGAAAATGGTAAAGTAATTTGTGATAATTGTGGTTGGAGTTGGAAAATTTCTGAAGGTGGAAGTGATACCTATATGTGTCACAAATGTGGAACTGATAATAACCCAAACATAACTGAGGGGTTATTAACTGAAGGTGGTGCGTATGGACATATGAATCATCCATTTGATACTGAAATTAACTTAACATTTGGACAACTTAAAGATATTGTGAATCGTGCATTAGAAGGTAAGTTGGAATTGACAAGAGAAAAAACTGATGGACAAGCATTAGCAATCAGTTGGGTGAATGGAAGATTAGTTGCTGCTAGAAACAAAGGACATCTAGCTAATAGAGGTGAGAAGGCATTGGATATAAATGGAGTAGCTACTAAGTTTGCCGGAAGAGGTGAGTTAGAAAAAGCATACAACTTTGCTATGAGTGATTTATCAAAAGCAATAAAATCACTTTCAGAAAAACAAAGAGAAAAAGTTTTTAAGAATGGTGCATGTTTTATGAATTTGGAGGTAATATATCCAACTTCGGTAAATGTAATTCCTTATGGACAAGCACTATTAGTATTTCATGGAACAATGGAATATAATGAAGCTGGTATAGCAATTGGTGAAAATCAAGAAGCAGCTAAAGTTTTGGCTGGTATGATTAAGCAAGTAAATCAAAACGTACAATCGGCTTATACAATACAAGGACCTCCAGTTGTTAAGTTACCACAATCAAAAAACTTAACTTCATTAAAAGGAAAATATAGTGGACAGATTACAAAACTACAATCTAAGTTTAAACTATCCGATACGGATGGTATTGCTGATTATCATCAAGCATGGTGGACTGATTTTGTAACTAAGAAATCACCATCTCCGATTGATAATAGAACTCTAATGGGATTGGTTAAGAGATGGGCATTCTATGATAAATCATTCCGTTTAGACAATAAAAACATTACCGATGCTAAAGTATTAAGTTGGGCAACTGGTATTGATAAGAATGACCACGCTAAGATAGCAAAGGATAATATTAGACCTTTTGAGGATATATTTTTGGGTGTTGGCTCTGAAGTACTTTCATTTATGAGTTCAGTACTTACAGCAAACCCTGATTCTGCGGTTAGAGCTATGAAGGATAGATTAGATAAAACTATATCAGATGTTAAGACTGGTGGTGATGAAAAGAAGATAGCAAAACTTAAAATGGAATTACAAAGATTAAACGCTATTGGTGGAAAAGATAAAATAGTTCCAAACGAAGGTATCGTATTTGTGTACAATGGAAATACAATGAAACTAACAGGTACATTTGCACCATTAAATCAAATTCTTGGATTATTTTACGAATAGTAAAAAATTCAATACTTATATATATGAATATATAAGAACAATTTATGGCTAATACAGAATTTAAGAAAAGTTTCATGCATCCAACTCGTAGAAAGTTGGCTGATATGGTTCAGACTGGTGAATACGAAAAAAATACGCAAGTTGGATTCTCTAATATAAAAGAGGAAGTTTCCAGAACCATTGGAGATATTTGGGAAGATAAAGATGGTTATCTTTGGGAACAAAAAGAATATGGTAGAGTAAGACAATCTAAGAGTAGTGATACCATGTCTGAAGTTAGAAATTATTTACAACAAATTTCAAGTTGTAAATCAAATGATTGTGATGTTAGTGGTAACTACTCAAATGCAGATAAGAAGTTAATTTCAAAGACTGGATATTGTGCTGGCTGTTTAGCTAGACGAGAATTTCAAATAAAACAAGATGGTTTATGGGAAGCATATAGTGAATATAGAATTTATTCAAATATGGCAGCTTATGGTACGGATGTTTTGGAAAAATTAAACAACGCATATAAAGAGGTATCCAATATACATGAGTATGTAAACGAAGATGGCTCAGTTGAAAGATGGCAAAATGATAAAGATGTAGAGCAGTTAAAAACTGAAATACAAAAAGATATTGATAGTGGTAAGTTGGAACTTATCGAAGTTATAGAAAAACGAAACGCAGCATATGAATTATTAAAAGATAAGAATTATGAATTGGTTTCAAAACTTTAAATTTAATAATATGAAAGACAACAAATTGGTAATTTTATTGGTTATTATCGCAGTGTTAATAGGGTGGAGTATATTTACAACCAGCCAAATTAAAACTGATATAGCTGGCTATAATCAAAAAATTGATTCAATCCAAAAGGATATTGATTCGGTTTATACAAAAAATGATTTGATAGATACTCAAATTGATTTAGTTGATACACATATCTCTAATGTAGATAAAGATATTCAACAAGTAACAAAAAACATAACTATAATTAAAAATAATACAGATGAGAAAGTTAATAACGTTGCTACTATTGGTAACATTGAGCTCGAGCGCTTATTCACAGAAAGATACGCTAACTAAGAAAGATACAAGTGTTGTAGTTTTACCAACAAAAATTGCTAGATTAGTTTATCAAGACCTAATTCGTTTTGATGGAGCTAAATTGGAGATTGTTGAATTAAATAAAACAGTATTACTTAAAGATGAACAAATAAGTTTATTTAAACAAAAGGATACTCTTAAAAACGAAAAGATTGGAAACTTAGAATTAATCATTACTAAAAAGGATGAGCAGTTTTCATTAGAGAGACAAAAATCGGAAAGTTTAATAAAAGAACTAAAAGGACAGAAGTTTAAAACTGGATTTTATAAGGTAACTTCAATTGTTGGAATAATTGCAACTACAGTCCTTTTAATAAAGTAATTTATGGCTGAAGTAAAGAAATCATTAAAACAAATTATTGCTGAAGAATATCAAAAGTGTGCAAAAGACCCGATATACTTCATGCGAAAATATTGTATGATTCAACATCCGGTGAAAGGTAAAATACCCTTTCACCTTTTTCCGTTTCAAGAAGATACACTAACTCAGTTTAAAGACCATCGTTATAATATTATTCTAAAATCAAGACAAACTGGTATCTCAACATTGACTGCTGGTTTCTCACTTTGGAAAATGCTATTTAATGATGATTTTAACGTATTGGTTATTGCAACAAAGCAAGAGGTTGCTAAAAACTTAGTAACTAAGGTAAGGGTTATGAATCAATATCTACCAAGTTGGTTAAAACTAACAACGGTGGAGGATAACAAATTATCACTTAGATATGCAAACGGCTCTCAAATCAAAGCAACATCTGCTGCTAGTGATGCTGGTCGTTCTGAAGCACTATCTTTATTAGTATTTGATGAGGCGGCATTTATCGATAAGATTGAAGATATATGGGTATCTGCACAATCTACATTATCAACTGGGGGTAACGCAATTATCCTTTCTACACCAAATGGTGTTGGAAACTTTTTCCACAAAACTTGGGTAGGTTCTGAAGATGGAACAAACTCATTTAATAATATTAGAATCCATTGGAGTGTACATCCTGAAAGAGAGCAAGCTTGGCGAGATGAACAAGAGGTTCTATTAGGAACAAAGGGAGCAGCTCAAGAGTGTGATTGTGATTTCGTATCTTCTGGAGATAGTGTAATCGAACCACAACTCCTACAATTTTATAAAGAAACATTTGTGCAAGACCCAGTAGAAAAAGGTGGATTTGATGGAAACCTTTGGAGATGGGAATATCCTAACTATAATAAAACTTACATAGTATCAGCTGACGTTTCGAGGGGAGATTCTTCGGATTACTCTACCGCACACGTTATTGATGTTGAAGCATCTGCGCAAGTAGCAGAATATAGAGGTAAGTTGGATACAAAGGATTTTGGAAATTTCTTAGTATCATTAGCAACCGAATATAACAACGCACTATTGGTAATTGAAAACGCAAATATTGGTTGGGCAGCTATTCAACAAGTATTGGATAGGGGATATACTAATTTGTATTATACATCTCGAGATTTAAAATATGTGGATGTGGATAATCAATTATCAAACAAATATCGTTCGGAGGATAGAAGTATGGTAGCTGGATTCTCAACCACATCAAGAACCCGACCTTTGATTATTTCAAAGTTGGAGGAGTATGTAAGAGAAAAATCAATCATAATCCGTTCAGTAAGAACCATAGATGAGTTATTTACATTCATTTGGAACAATGGTAGAGCTGAGGCAATGCGTGGTTATAATGATGACCTTACGATGGCATTAGCCATATCACTTTGGGTTAGAGATACATCACTTAGATTAAGACAAGAGGGTATTGATTTAACAAAACAAGCTATTAACAGTATATCATCATATACTTATAGTGGTGTTTATGGTGGTAACGATATGGATAGTAATCCTTGGCAAATGAACGTTGGGGATGGTAGTATTGAAGATTTAAGTAAATGGTTATAAAATTATGTAAAGTTATATAAAATGATATTTATATAGTATTAGATAATATTTAGTCAAATATATGGAAAATTATACTTTAGAACTTTACAATGAAATCAGAGGCATTTTCGAAGAAGATGTTACTGAATATTATGTTGAAAACTACGATGATTTAAAAGAATTCATAGAATTCTTAAAAACCATAAAGGGGGAAGTTAACGAAGCCGAATATCAGGGAAGAGAGGTAAAACTCAATAAACCGATGAGAGGTGATGTTAAGAAGTTTAAAGTATATGTTAACAATCCAAAAGGGAATGTTGTAAAAGTAAATTTTGGGCATGGCGGAACATCAGCAAAATCAGCAGGTGAAGAAACTATGAGAATTAAAAAATCAGACCCAGAACGAAGAGCATCATTTAGAGCAAGACACAATTGTGATACACCTGGTCCAAAAACAGGAGCAAGGTATTGGAGTTGTAAAGCTTGGTAAATTAATAAAGGTTATAAAAACAAAAACAAAAATGGCAGAACAACAACAAAGTACGTTTTTTCAAAGATTAACAAAACTCTTTTCTACTCAAGCCGTAGTCAAAATTGACAAGGATGGGAAGAGAAAAGTAGTTGATGTTGATGACAGACAGCAAGGAAGTACTAATTTATTGAACCTTAGAGATAGGTACACTAAATTACAAAGAGGATTTGCTGGTGACCAAATGGCTGCACAGTCAATGGCATACCATCAAGTTCGTAGAGAATTATTTAGAGATTATGATGCTATGGATAATGACCCGATTATATCATCGGCATTAGATATATACTCAGATGAATCTACATTAAAGAATGAATTTGGAGATGTAATTCAAATCAAAACTCAAAACGAAAAAGTAAAAGCATTATTAGAAAATCTTTTCTATGATATTTTAAATATTGAATTTAACCTATGGGCATGGACTCGTAATATGGTTAAGTATGGTGATTTTTTCCTTTCGGTGGAAATACAACCAGGTAATGGTATTATTAATGTACAACCACTTCCAGTTTATGAAACTGAAAGATTGGAAAATACTGACCCAAATAATCCAAACTATGTTAAGTTCAAAGTTAATCATGACCCTATTGGAAAAGGTGAATATGAGAACTATGAAGTAGTACACTTTAGATTATTATCAGATACCAACTTCTTACCTTATGGTAAGGCAATGATTGAAAATGGTAGAAGAATTTGGAAACAAGTTTCTCTTATGGAAGATGCTATGTTAATTCATAGAATTATGAGAGCACCGGATAAGAGAGTTTTCAAAATTGATATTGGTAATATTCCACCAAACGAAGTGGATAACTACATGCAAAAGATTATCAACAAAATGAAGAAAGTTCCATTTGTTGATAAGAATAGTGGTGATTATAACTTAAAATATAATATCCAAAACTTAACTGAAGATTTCTTCTTACCTGTTAGGGGTGGTGATAGTGGTACTCAAATTGATTCATTAGGTGGATTACAATACACAGCTATTGAAGATATTGATTACTTAAAAAACAAATTGTTTGCAGCTCTTAAAATTCCAAAAGCATATTTGGGGTATGATGAGAATGTAAATGGTAAAGCAACACTTGCTGCAGAAGATGTAAGATTTGCAAGAACGATTGAGAGAATCCAAAGAACATTGGTATCCGAACTTACTAAATTGGCAATTGTACATTTAGCATCTCAAGGTATCGAAGATGCTGATATGGTTGATTTTGAATTATCATTGGTAAATCCATCTACAATCTATGAGCAAGAGAAAGTAAACCTTTGGAGTGAGAAAGTAAGATTAGTTTCTGATATCAATGCATTAAATATGATTTCTAAAGATTGGGCATATGAAAATATATTCAATATGAGTAAAGATGAGGTAGACCAACAAAAAGCTGGAATGATAAATGACCTCAAAGATAGATTCAGATATAACGCTATTGAAAACGAAGGAAATGACCCGGCAATGCCACAACAACCAACTGATATCGAAGAAAGTTTGGAAAAACTTAAAACGGAATTAAAGGATGAAGGTGGTAGACCAAGAGAGGGTAATACTTATGGTAAAGATAAACATCCTTATGGTAGAGACCCATTAGGAGCTAAAGAAAACCAAAAAGCTCTGAAAAGAGAAAGTTCAGCGGTTAGAGTTAATGCAAATATTGCAAAAGAATACATTAACGGAATATCATCAAAAAAACAAATTATAAAAGAAAAAGTTGACTTTTTAGATGATTCAAATTTGTTAGACGAGGAAAAAATTAGTAAATAAATTAAAACTTATATTTATACACAATGATTACATCGTTTATGAATATATTATTATAGGACAAAAATAAATGAAGAAGGTAAAACATTCGAAATTTAAGAACACAGGTATTCTATTTGAACTTCTTGTAAGGCAAATTACATTAGAAGTGCTTAATGGAGATGCGACTGAAAAAGCAAAGCATATTGTTAGAGAATTCTTTTCACCAAAAACTGAATTGAATAAAGAACATAGATTATATGAACTCTTACTAAAGGAGAAATATAAGTCAGAATCCAGAGCTGAAAAATTTATTGATACAATCAATGAAGCGCATACCCGTATCAATCAAAGTAAATTACAAAGAGAAAAATATAATCTTATTAAGAAGATTAATGAATCATTCGATATGGATGATTTCTTATCATCTCCAATAACTAACTATAAAGTATTAGCATCAATATATAAAGTATTTGAAGCTAAGAATATGGTAGATTATGATGTTAAAGATATTTTTAATTCTAAAATTACTTTAATTGAAAATATAACATCGAATCAAACAGTAATTGTAGAAAAATCAGATGATGCTCAGAAATTAGTAGAATCTTATAAAAAACAAGATAAAGATTTAAGATTACTTACCTACAAAATATTAGTAGAAACGTTTAATAAAAAATATTCTAATTTAGATGAAAGTCAAAAAGAATTATTAAAGCAGTTTATTAATAATATTACCAATACTACTAAATTTAAAGAATACGTTGAGAAGGAAATTCCATCAATAGTAAAAGAATTAAAAGTATTACATAAGTCTATCAATGACAAAGTTACTAAAATTAAATTAGCTGAGACTGTATCTGTTTTAAATAAAACTAAAATTGGTAAGACTGTTTCTGATAATCACGTATCATCATTAATGATATCATACGAATTAATTAAAGAACTAAAGGGTAGATTAAATGACAAGTAAACTAAGAGAACTAATTGATGAACTTTTAGAAGAGATTCAGCAAGAGGAGTTAGAGTTAGGTGAAGCAACAACAACTGGTGATGTAGCTGGATACAATACTCCCAATGCATTCAAAGCAACGGATGGTACTGATGAAGAAGCTGAACCAGATGATGCAATTACAAAAAGAATAAATCAATCAACTGGATATAAAAAAGTTGATGAAAATCGTTGGCATGAATTAAGAAAAGATGAATCCTCTCCAAAACAAAAAATTGGTAGAGGAATTTCTAATGTTAATAGACAACTTTCTGAAATCGAAACATTCCTTGGTTGGTATGGTAAGATTAAAAATGAAGGTGATTTAAACTCTGACCAATATTGGAAAAGAACTAAATCAAACTTATTCAGAATAAGAGAGAGATTAAACAATATTGCTACATCAATTAGCAAACTATAATAGGAAACCTATACTATGAATATTACTAGAGCAAAACTAAAAGAAACACTTCGTACAATCGTTAATGAGGAATCGGAGTATCAATCATTTTTCAAAGCCGCATTAGAAAAAGCTGGAAAATCTATCCCATCTATGAGTGATGAGGAAAAGAAAGCATTTTTTGATAAAATCGATGCCACATGGGATGGTAGAGGTGAAAAGAATGAAGAATTAGTTGGTGGTCAAAAGAAATTAGATGTTGATAAAGATGGTGATATCGGTAGTGATGATTTAGCAGATTTAAGAGCTGGTAAAAAAGTAGATGAAGCATCATATCCAACTGATTTAAAAATCGGTTCTGTAATATTAGGACAAGGATTCACCCGATTAAAGGGAATAGATGGTGGGAAGTATTATAAAGTTGTAGATATGGATAGTATTTCAGCAACATTCGTTCCATCTGATAAAAATGGTAATACAAAGGGTTCAAAAAAAGTAAGACATCGTTTAGGTGATATTGATGGTGGTATTAAAACTGCTAAAAGAGGTGATGAAAACGGAATCGTTGTAATCAAAGAATCAGTTAACGAAGCAATTGGTAATGATAAATCAATGTTAGCATTGGTAGATATATTATCCAACTCAATGGAATATTATGAGGATGATAGTGATTTTTTACAAGCAGTTAGAGGTGGACAAGGATGGTCTG